ACAGCTATTCCAGTTGTATATGGTAAAAGACAAGTTGGTGTAGCAAGAGTATTTGTAGAGAGTTCAGGAACAGATAATACATATCTTTACATGGCAGGAGTTCTTTGCGAAGGTGGTGGTAATGGAATTGAATCAATAGATGAGATTTATGTTAATGACAAATTAGTAACTTGGTCAGGTGCTTTAACTGATGGTACTGTAAGAACAGTAAATAGTTCAGATACTAATTATTATAAAGGCGAAAGTTTAATATCAGTACAATCTTTTTACGGATTAGATAATCAATCTGTTTCTAGCTTATTAGATGAATCAACTAACTGGGGTTCTAATCATAAACTATCTGGTGTTGCTTATCTTGCTTTTAAATTCAAATGGAATCAAGATGCTTTTAATTCATTACCTGAAGTCAAAGTAGTTCTTAAAGGTAAAAAAATATATGACCCAAGATTAGATTCAACTAAAGGTGGTTCTGGTTCACATAGAGAAGATACAGCTTCTACTTGGACTTATTCTGCTAACTCAGCTTTGTGTCTTTTAGATTATTTAAGAAATAGCAGATATGGAAAAGCTTTACCTAATTCTTCATTTGAAACTAATTATGATTCATTTAAAACTTCAGCAAACTTATGCGATACACAAGTAACTCCTTATACAAGTGGAAGTAATATTAATTTATTTGAAACAAACATAGTTTTAGATACTGAACAAAAACTTATAGACAATGTAAGAGAACTATTAAATCCAATGAGAGCAATATTTACCTACACACAAGGTAAGTATTTTTTAATTATTGAAAACACAGGTTCATCACAATTAAGTTTAAACAAAGATAATATTATTGGTGGTATTAAAATATTCGGAGAGAAAAAGAATACTAAATATAACCGAGTTATAGGTACATTTGTGAATCCTGATAAAGAGTGGCAAGAAGATACAGTATCATTCCCACCAGCAGATGATTCTGGTTTACCTGTTGGAGATAGATACGCAACTTTATTAGCTGAAGATAATGGAACAAATTTAGAAGGCAATTTTACATTTCAAGGAATATCAAATCCTTATCAAGCAGAAGAACTTTGCGAGATTGTTTTAAGAAGATCAAGAAATGCTTTAGCAGTAGAGGTTATGTGTACTTCAGAAGCACTTAATTTAACTATTGGAGATTTAATTGATCTTACTTACACAACTGGTGGATTTAGTTCTAAACTATTTAGAGTTTATGGATTAACCATTAATTCAGATTCTACAGTTTCATTAAAACTTATTGAACATCAAGATAACTTTTATACTTGGTCAGAAAAAGCACAAGCACCTACAATAGCTGATACAACATTACCAAATCCTAATTCTGTTTCTGCACCAGCTTCAGTTACATTAGACGATCAACTAATTGAATATTCAGACGGAGTTGTTATTACTGCTTTAGATGTAACTATTGGTGCATCACCAGATTCTTTTGTGGACTACTATCAAGTTGAATATAAACTAAGCACAGATACAGATTACATTATTCATGGACAAGGTAGAGGATTAACTCAAAGAATATTAAACGTGGTAGATGGATTAATTTATAATGTAAGAGTAAAAGCATTTAATACATTAGGAGTTAGTTCTACTTATACATCTGCTACAAGAACTATTGTTGGTGGATTATTACCACCTGCTAACGTACAAGATTTTTCTTGTAACATCATTGGTCGTGATGCTCACTTATCTTGGACACAAATACCAGATTTAGATTTAGCTTATTATGCAATTAGATTTAGTACATTAACAACTGGTGCTGAATGGCAAAACTCAGTTTCTCTTGTTGAAAAAGTTGCAAGACCAGCTACTTCAGTTACAGTTCCAGCTAGGATTGGTTCTTACCTAATTAAAGCAGTAGATAAAAATGGAAACTTCTCATCTAATGAAGCTGTAATATCAACTAACTTATTAGAAGTTGGAAACTTTAATGCTGTTGTAACACAAACTGAATCACCTACATTCTCAGGAACTAAAACTAATGTCTATGTTGATAGTGGTGCTTTAAGATTAGACTCTACTGAACTATTTGATTCTGCTACTGGGAATTTTGATTCTGGCACAACTTTATTTGATGCTGGAGTTACGACTTATGATTTATCTCCTAGTGGTTCTTATGAATTTACTTCTCCTATTGATATTGGTGGAAGTTACACAGTTCGTGTAACTGCTTCTCTTACACAAAGTGTGGACAATATAGATAACCTTTTTGATTCTGCTAGTGGTTTATTTGATGATGGTGCTTCTAACTTTGACGGAGATTCTCCTGCTAACTGTAATGCACATTTAGAAATTGCTACTTCTGCTGACAACATAACTTATACTTCATTTAGAAACTTTGTAGTTGGTGATTACACAGCTAGATATTTTAAATTTAGACTAATGATGATTTCATCTGATTTAGCTTCTACTCCAGTTGTATCTGCTTTAAGTGTAACCATTGATGTTGAAGATACTATTCAAAGTGGAAATGATTTAACAAGTGGAACTGGTACTTATACAGTTACCTTTACAAGACCATTTTATTCTGTTAATTATGCTATCGGTATTACTAATCAAGGAATGGCTACTGGCGATTTTTATACTTTAAATAACAAGACTATAAATGGTTTTGATATTGCCTTTAAGAATAGTAGTGGTACTGGAGTAAGTAGAACTTTTGATTATATTGCAAAAGGATTTTAATTAGGATATTAGATAGATAATGGCACAACACGATTATAACATAGCAAACCAGTCGTTCCCTTCATTTAGAACTGACTTAAACAATGCACTATCAGCTATACAAACTTGTAACTCAGGAACATCAAGACCAACTGGTGCTGTTGCTGGTCAAATTTGGCTTGATACGACATCAGCAACAACTCCTACTTTAAAATATTATGATGGTGCTGATGACATCTCTTTAGCAACACTTGACCATTCTGCTAATACAGTAAATTGGTTAGACTCAACTGTATCAATAACTGGACTAACAACTACTGCTACTGGAACTGTTTTAACACTTTCAGATTCTTCTCTTACTTCTTCTGTTAATTTAATTTTACAAAATCAAAAAGAAATTCGTTTTAGTGAAACGACTGCTAATGGAACTAACTATGTTGGCTTTAAAGCACCTGCTAGTTTGAGTGCTGATAAAATTTGGGTTCTTCCTTCTGCTGATGGTACTGCTGGTCAGTTCTTAAAGACAGATGGTGCTGGGAATTTGTCTTTCAGTAGTGATTTGCCCACGACTTCTTTTACTGGGGCAACTGTTGAAACAAGTATTGCAGATTCAGATTTGGTTTTAATTTATGACGATAGTGCAACTGCTGTAAGAAAAATGACTAAAGCTAATTTAGTCGCAGGTATTGGTGCTAGTGCTGGACAAGTTATTCAGGTTGTTCAAGGTACTTCATCAACATCTGTTACTAGTACTACAAGTACACAAATTACCACAGGTTTGACTGCATCTATAACTCCAAGTTCATCTGCTAATAAAATTTTAATTCTTATAGTTCAGCAGGGTCTTTATCTTAATTCACCTAATATGGATATTAATTTTAATTTACATAGACACGCACATGGAACAAGTTTTTCTACTGGAACAAATATTTTAGGTATTGATGCTTATTATGGTTACACTACTGCAACTGAAAGCAAATCTAATATGGTAACAAATTTTTTACATTCACCATCAACTACATCTAATACTGCTTTTACTTTAACATTTGCTAGAGGTAGAGGAAGTGGAACTGTTGAGTGTAATAATAATAGTACTTTTTCAAGTATAACTTTAATGGAAATAAAAGGATAATATGACAACAATAATTAATTCAATATTAAAAATAAATCCTGATGCAAAAGTAGCTGTAAGAGGAACAGATTTAAACACTTGTGAAATAGAATGGCATGAAGGCACACTACCAATAGCCAAAGAATTAATACTAGAAAAGCAAATAGAACTTCAAGCAGAATACAAAGCCAAACAATATCAGCGAGACCGACAAACTCAATACCCTTCCATAGCTGACCAACTTGATATGCTATACTGGGATAAAGTTAATGGTACTGAGAATTGGCTTAATTCAATAGAATCTGTAAAGAATAGATTTCCAAAAGCATAAGTTCCTTCAAACAAATGGAAGTGGGGTTTTGTCGTTCAGTTCTGTTCCCACCGAAGTTAAAGTATGGGTTAATTTTAATGGAAGGGGAACAGTAGCTATAAGAGGAAGTTTTAATGTTAGTTCTGTTACAGATAATGGAACTGGAGATTATACAGTTAATTTTACTAATTCTTTGTCTGATACAAATTATACAGTTACAACTTGTATGAATTGCAATGATTTTTCAGCAACTGGAGATCATAGATTTGTATTATATATAAAAGGAACTGGAAGTGCTTATGATATGAATACAAATAATATTGGATTAGAAAATTCTAGAGTTGAATTGAATGGACAACAAAGAGATGATTCATCAATGCTATCAATAGCAATATTTAGATAAAAATTATGAAAAGAATAATATATAAAAACCCAGACAACACAGTAAGCATTATAGTACCAACTCAAGAATATCTTGAAACGCATACTATTGAAGAACTTGCACTTAAAGATGTACCTGCAAATACACCTTATAAAATAGTTGATATATCTCAAATACCAAGTGATAGAACATTTAGAAACGCATGGGAGTATGTAGAATGATTACAATTAATTTTGATAAAGCTAAACAAATTACTAAGGAAAGATTACGTTATGAACGCAAACCTTTATTGGAAGCACAAGATGTTTTATTCCAAAGAAGTTTAGAAAATAATGCTGATACTTCTGCAATCGTAGCTGAAAAACAAAGATTAAGAGATATTACTAATTTAGTTGATGATGCTACAACTTTAGAAGAACTAAAAGAAATTACTCTTTAGGATATTTGGCTTTAATACTAGATATTCTGGCTTTCCACGAATCTAATCCTTCGTGATATATTTCATCTAATTGAGAGCGCCAAGAACCATATTCTTTAATTCTATTATTAATAGTATTAATTTCTTTTTCTACTTCAGGTAATATTTCTAATATCTGTTCCTTAGGTATTGCATTGCAATTATGAAATATTATATTAACATTATCTAAAGTTGTATCTTTATCTGCACCAATTGTAATTTGTGCATTTGGATTAATTTTAATAATTGCATGGTATATTTTATCTATAATATTCATAATTAAGTTGCTATTTCAAATAATGTTATAAATGCAGGAACATCTCCAGCACCTTGATTTACAGCAGTAGTTCCACCACTTACTTTAATTCTAAATTTAAAAGTATGTGCACTTGTTGATGAAGTAGTATATAATTTTGTTAAACCATAAAAAACATAAACCCCAACACCACCACCACCATAATCATAACTACCTGTATTTTGAGCACCTTCTGCTATAAAATCAGCATAAGAACCAGCGCCTATTTTCATTTGAGTAATTATAGTTCCTCTTTGTTCAGAATTTACACCGAAACCAGCACCAATTTTTATTGTTGGCATAACTAAAATTTTATTACCAGCTTTAGTTGGTGTAATTGATGTTTCCCAAGTTGAAGCACCATCTAATACATCAGTAAAACTACCAGAAGAAGTAGATGTAGAAGTTGTAGTAGTTCCTTGAACAACTTGAATAATTTGTCCAGCACTCGCCGAAACACCTGCAAAACTTAAAACCCCACTTCCATTTGTTTGAAGCACTTGACCTGACGTTCCGTCTGCACTTGGTAGAGTTAAAGTTAAATTTGAAGCTAAAGTATCTGGTGCTTTTATTGCAACATAGTTTGAACCATTATCAGTATCTTCAGGCAATCTAATTTCAGAACCAGCAGTAGCATTTCCAATTACAGCTAAAGGTGTGGCGAAACTCAAAGAATCAAAACTTAAATTCCCAGCACCATCTGTCTTTAAGAACAAGTGTTTTGACTTTTTCTAAAATCTTTGACATAATAATTGCATGACATATTTCATTATTGGACTGGTGCTTGGTTTATACGCAGAATGGAAGTGGGAGATAGCTAAGTACATTATTGAGTCTGTTAAACAACATTTAAACATCAAGTAATTGAAATTCTGCAAAGACTACCTATATACCTTGCATGGTATATACGACTGAAGAAAATAACTTTTACTCAAAGGAGAACTCAATGTTAAACTATTCTGACATTAAGAACTACTGGTCTAAATTCTATGCAGATGCTTT